TAGTATAATCTTCAAGAATTTCTTTCCAATCTAAACCAAGTTTAAACCCATCACCTGATGGATAAATTTCATTCCAATCTTCAGGAAGGTAAAACTTATCTTCTTTTAACTCTTTATATCTAGCTGAGTTATGAACAACTATTCCGTTGGCTATAAAATTGTTATTATTTCCTTCTACTTCTATATCGTATGTATCTTCTTTACCAAGAAAAGAAATATCAATTATAGGAGAATAATGAACTGCTAATTTACCCTTTAATCTTTTAGGATTATTATACCAATCAATTATTTTTATTTCGTAATTTTGAGATAATACTTCTTTAGCAAACTCAATTTCACTTTCTACTGTTTCATGTATTTTATAATGACAGTTTTTACAAACTGTGATTAAATTTTCAAAATCATAAGCTTTTGTTATATCTGCAGTAACTGGAATTATGTGATGAGCATGTAGATTTTTTGATGATAATCCGCATTTTTGGCAAGTAAAGTTATATTTCTGGTGTACTTTAAAAGCATTTTGAGTAGCCCATGTTCCTATCAATTCTCTTTCGGATGAAATTCCACCTCTCCAAAAATGTGATTTATCTCCTTTTAAAGGATTATGTTTTCTTTTTTTTATATTAATTTTATACCCTGTAATATTTTTATTCCATGGTTGCAATCCTTTTTTAAAATCTTTATTTTCATCTTTTTTAAATGATATATCAAAAATATAACCCCATTTTTTAACGAGTTCATATTTAAGATTATACTTTATTGCAAATTCTTTTCTAGTATAATTTAAAGATTCTGAATAAAAAGACTCAAAAGTCCATGGTTTATTAGGTACTTCAATACTAATCCCATTACAACCAACTAATGAATTTAAAGACAATCCGTTTGAAATGGTTTTATACCCATCTTTAGTCCAAATAAAATGATTATCAGTACATTTTATTTTCTTGCCGTTACATAATGTAATTTGGTAAATATCTTGTTTACCTTTATACCAAACATCTTTTATATGAGAAGTTGTAAATAATCCTGTTTTTTCATCAAGAACCCTAAGCTTCATATTTTTTATTCTTTTTTGATTATATAATTTATCAGCTTCGGTGTTTTGATGTTTTCTACCATTATTCCAACTATCATAAAGCTCTTTTACAGTTTTTGCTAATTTTGCTGATGCTACATTATTAGTATTAACAAATGTTATTTTAGTATCTCCAGTAATACATTCGGCATTAATAGAGCTAATTCTGTGTTTTAGAAGATGTATATGACTAGCTATATCAGTATCTACTAGAAAGTGTACAATACCTTTTTCAAATGGACTACCATGAGGTACAGGTTCTGCACTCCATAATTGTTTTAATAAACTTGGAATACGTTCACGTTTTTCTGGAGTCAAATCACGATTTGTACTTGTCCAAGCTGAACAAGCAATTGCTTCATCTCCTCCATACCATCCTAATAATTCAATTTTATTGTTCATAAATATTTTTTTTTGGTACTTTACTCATATATATATTCTCCTACTAAGACTTCTTTACCTTCTGAGTTTGTTGTGGTTTTAAGTTTATAATTATGACAGCAATCAGAACTTAAATGTTGTCCTTGATGATTTATACAATTATTACAAAGTTCCATTTCAGCAATAAACCATTTAGGTGTTTTAGGTTGTTTGAGAGTTTGGATAATATCATTTGAATTGTCTTTTAGTTTGTAGGTTACAACTACTTTATCTCCATAATTATAACCATAAAGAGTATGAACTACACCATCTTTTGTAACAAACGTTTTACCATCTTCAATCTTTTCATCAGAAACAGCTAAGTAATATTCAGGTGTTTCAATTATTTGTAGTTTCATATTACAGTTTTTTTTAAAATTCATGTAATTGTTTATTCCAACAGACATTGGTTTCTAGTTTTTCTATGTTTTATTATTTAAAAAATAATACAAATCTCTTACAAATCTACTATCACTAAGTGCATTGTGTTCGTTAGTTTGTTTAGGATAATCTTTTCTTGTTTTAAAAGATTCTAATGCTTCATCAAAAGAAAATAATTTTATTTTATGGAATATTCTTGATTGATTTTCTTTTTCCATTAATAGCATTACTTTTTCATCCATAGTTTGTTTTAAATCAAAAGCAAACATAGGAAAACCATTAGGCAAGTCAATCATTTTACCAAATAACCAACAAAAAGCTACCCAATCATAATCGGCATAATAACCGTAAAATTGAACGTCTTTAAATTTGTATTCTGTTTTATATTTAAAAATAGTTGTAGATGTTCTATCTTTTTCCGCTACAAAGTCTTTAATTTCTTGAACTATTTGTTTATTGGTTTTACCGTATTTATTAATTAATCTTTTAAGTGATTCATAGGTAAAAATATACGTTGGAAAATCTAATACAACATTCCTATTTTTAGCTATATTGTACTCTTCTACTTCCTTTACTCTTAACTCTCTCCATATAGATTTAAGAACATTTTCACGAATCCAATAATCTTTGTATGGGTTGTTTTCTGTTTTTGTTCGTTTAATATCATGTCTATTCCAAGCTTCTTTTAAATTGAAGTCTTTAGAAATAGCATAATATTCACGATTATCTTCTGAAACCAAAGCGATGGATATTAAATCAATAGTTGGTTTTGTTTTTTTTCTGAATAAAGAAATAGGAAAAGGTTCTTTTTGAGAACCTTCTAAAAATTCAGTATCTATAAAATAACGACTCATAATTTATATACCACTATTTTCTGCTATATCATTCCATACTGCTTTTTTAGCTGCTTCTACACGCTTTTCTAAATCTTCATTATATCTTTCTTCAATAAAAGAAAGTATTTGCTTTAACGAGTTATCTTGAAATACATCATCTTTCATTTTGTGATTTAGAAAGTATCCTTCTTTGTCTGTTGACAAATAAAATTCTAATACATTTGAATATAACTCACATTTATGTATTATGCCATCTTTTAAATTTACTTTAGTGATTTCTTGCAAACGTGCAAGTTCTTTTAAGTTTTCTGTTTTAATCATACTATTACTCCATATTTAAATCTTCTGTTATTTTATTAATGTTTGTTTTTAAATTAAATTTTTTGTTAATTATTCGCCCTACGCATACACGAGGAACGTTATAAACAATGCCAAGTATTCCACTTATCAAGGATACTTTGCCAATGTCACTCAAACATTGGAGAATAAGTTACAGTATCGCCTTTATTTTCGACACATTGTACGCTTTCATAAACACTTGGTTTTGCATGGCAATTAGGGTTTACACAACTTATTTCGACCTCAGATGGCATATAGCTTTTATCTACTTTCGGTTTTTCCCCACAAAAAGGGCAAGGTAAAGCACTGGTTATAACAGCAGTTTGGCAAAATAGCTACAGATACTTCTCGGTTAATAATTAAATTTGTGCAGGTAGAAATTTTTGTTTCATACTAACTTCTCTAATACATAGTTTATTGCGTCTAAATAAGCTTTTTGCCTATTAGGGAAATCTTTAGACTTATAAAGTATTGCTAACTTATAGTTCTCAAAACCTTTCACCATACTGTTAAAAACATAACAATCGTCATATTTTCTTGATTCTGGTATATTTAATTCCACTTCAATAGAATAATTATACTTTTGAAAAATCCATTCAATTACTTCATATACTTCAGGTCTTTCAAGATATTCTTTTTTATCATAAGGACAACCTTTTTCTTTAAGTAATTCACTTTGTTCAAAACTTACATAATGTCTATTCATTTTATTTTTTCTAATTTTATAATGTATTTTTTACCATCATAAGTTTCTATAACACCATTATGAATTGATTTCACCTACACGAATTGTCGTTACAAAAAAACCCTTTTCAAGTTTATTTTTAACTGAAAGAACATTTCCTTGTTTCTCCATACTAAACCAAACATATTCGCCAACGTTTGGCACTCTAATATTTTTTGGGTAATCAAATACCCCAGCAACCTTATCAAATACAATTTGCTTCACTTCGATTGGTTTTTTGTTTGTTGGTTTTAAAGACCACATATTTTTAAGATTTGTAGAAGCACTACCGATAACAGCCATTTTGCGTAATGGCAGGTTCGATGGTAGCTTCAAGGTTTGTAATTCTATTAAAGTTCGGTGGTTATCGGCAGCTTAGTGCTTCGATTGCCCCACCTGACGGCAAGCGAAAACACGTTAGGCGTAATTTTATACAAACTCCGTATTACATCTATTGCATTTATAAACTTCAATTGTTGTCCAACCATGCGGTTCTGAACGGTCGTGCGAAACTCTACCTAATTCGCATCTTGGGCATTGGGCAGTCATAAGGTCGCTTAACCAATTAAAACTACGCCTAGCGGCACCTTGCAAAAATGAGGGGTCTTGTGGTTTATTGATGTTCTGTTCTTCGCTCATAATTTTGTTGTTAAATTGAAAATTTGTTCTTCGTAATTTCGCACTTCTGCAAAATGCAAAATCTTATGTACAAGACTACCGATAGTCCTCCCAATAATCATTTTCTTCTTTTTCGGTCATTTGACAAACAGTTCCTTTACCATTACACTTTTCGCATTTAACGGTTTCTTTTTCATCATCGTGTTGGCTAACTAATGCTTCATAGTAGCCGTTACCTTTACATCTTTTGCAAGTTTCTGTATTCATTTCGTTTTTAAATTAAATTTAGTGCTGATAACCCGCCCAGCACATAACAGCGGTTTAGCAAGATGCAGGGATGACGTTTTTTCAAATCAACATTTTTCATATCATTAAGTTTATTTTTTGTCTAAGTTAAGTATGATGTATTTTATATGAACATAATGCTACGTTTATAACATCAATGTTATCGTCATCCATTAAAGAATTAATGGTTTCAATGTCTATTTTAATTTTTGAATGTCCGTAATATTTACAATTCTCGATTATAACTTCTTCTGGTAGAGCATTAGCACACATCTTCTCTGCTACCGATTGACAGATGTCAAACAGTTGTTCTTCGGTATATAATTTCATAATTATTTCTTTTTAAATTGTTCAAACCATTTATCAAAAGCTTCTTCGGGGGTGTTTCCTTTAACATTGTACCAATGATGAAAAAACTTAATAGCTATTTCTTTAACTTCTTCTTCACTATACATTAGTTCAGCTTGATATTTTGCACCTGCTTTAAAGGTTGTTTGAACCCATTCTGATGCACTATTTTGCATCCATTCTTTTGAACGAAAGTAATTTTCAGAGGCTTCTTCAAGTGTTTTTTTTAATTCTACCAAAATACGTTTTCTATTTTGACAACCATTTTCATCTGGTAGTATGTGTATATTCTTATTCATATTGTTTATTTTAAATAAAAGAAGGACTCTGGAGTGTATCTCCATGTTATTCAACTAGTAATGCGCTTTGTAGTATTGAGTCCTTCTTTATTAGTTTATATTGACATCAATAAATTATTACTAATCATCCAGCTAACATTTTTATTAGGATAATTTTCTTCCATATAAGATATAATATCTTTTATATCATTTTCTTTAACAAACTCTTTATATCGTCTTATATGAGTAATACCAGATTCATAATCTAGTATTATTATATATTCAGGGTTTTCCATAATTATTAAATAAAATTCTTAAACATTCTGCTACCTTGTGGTAATTCAGGTTGATCATTATATTTAGAAGTTTCTTTTTTATCATAAGATTGTTCACATTCTCCTGTCTCATACCAATATAATTGACCTATTTTCATACCAGCATATACTCTAACAGGTTGTAATACAAAAATTTCTAATGTCCAATGACCACAAAATCCATTGTCTCCAAAACCTGCTGTAACATGAACATTAATACCTAATCTACCAATAGATGATTTACCTGAGATAACAGGAACTACATTTCTTGATTCAGTATATTCTAATGTTGACATTAAATATAATTTATTAGGTAATAGTATCAACTCATTAAATTTACGAGTATGTATAGTATTATCTTTTTTAGCATCTAATAAATCATTATTGTATTCACTAACATATTCACTTAGTCTAACATCATACGAATTAGAACCTAAGCTATCTTTATCAAAAGGTGATAATACAATATCACCTTTTTCTATTCTTTCTAATATTTGTTTATCACTTAGTATCATAAATTATTTTCTATAAATTTTTTAATAATAAAACTTAGTAATATAAATATTACAAGTGTAGTAATACTCAACCAATTAAAAGGGTTATCTTTAAATACATATAATATAAATTCTACTATAATCCATACTTTTGTTAAAAGTATTATTAAATTACATAAAGCTAATAATGCTATACCTATTTCTGCTGTTTTTTTCATTTTGATAAAATTATATTATTTTCATTATCATATACTTCAATAACAGGATAACCATTTTCTTCAGTAGTTAAGTTTTCTTCACAATCTAACATTGTTTCAAAATTAAAATTAACTTCTGGAAAAACGCTAGGTAAATCAACAGGATGTAATCCATTATTTATTTCATTTAATATTTTTTGTTTTAAAGATTTATCTTCTTTAAAACTCTCATCATTTATTGATACTCTTACCCAAGTAGTAATTTTATAATCAATACGTTTTATTGTATTCATAAACTTATATATAAATAAAAATCTCTCTCTAAATTAATAGAGAGAGATTAATTAATTAACTAATTAATTGTTTACGAGATTTTATTAATAAATCAATAAACTCATCGTTATTTGTATCCATAGCAATATGAGTTTTCTTCAATTGCTTTTTAGTAGTTTCTAATAAATCTACTTCATAATTCAAATAATTGTTCTCTGTATAAGCAGATTCAATTTCAAACCAATTATTGTTTTCATCTTTAGCTATTTCAGCATAAGGATAATATTCTGATACTCTCATTTTAGAATGATCATAATCAGGAATAGCAACAACATTCATTGGATTAATTAAACAAGCTAATACAACAGAATTGGGTGAATCATTATAGAATTTTTTCACATAGGAATTTGAACCAACGTGTAACCCAACAGAACAATCATTTTTAGAATTAGAATCTGCTTCACCTCTAGGCATTATAACAGGTTTACCTAAATAAATATCATTACCATATACACCACCTTTATAAAATGGTTTATAATCAGGTGATTCAGCAATAGTAATATTTCTATCTAATAAACGTTGAAAATTAAATCCAGCTGTTAAATTAGTAGAACTTTTTACTTGTTGAATATCACCAAATTCTAATACACCATTTGGATCACTATAAATACAAGTATGTAATAATGGTTTTAATACATCTTTATCTACAATAGATTTAGGTGATTCAATGATACCATATTGTTGTAATTTAAAATCAACCATTTCTTGAATTTCAGAATCTAATTCATCAAAGAAATGTTTCTTTTGAACTCTTTCAACTTGTTTATACATAATAGCATAACCATTTTCACTAATAGGTACACCAAATGTTTCTACATAATTATAGAATCCATATCTAGCAATAGGGTCTGGATTAGCCATACACAATAACCAAAATCGTTTTAATGATTCAATACGATTAGGAAATTCTACTAAATCATTTAGTTTACGAACTAATTGTTTAGGGATAGGTACAGGTACATTTTCTAAATAAAAAGAACCGTTTTTAACAATTAAGCCTTCTACACCATGAAGATGCATTTGATCTCCATAATTAAGAACTAATTGTAATTGTTTTTCTAATTCTTTCTTTTTAGCTACATCTTTTTCATTATCGTATTCTCTACAATAAGGAAGAAGTACACTAACTTTTTCTTCTTCTTCATATCTATGATGTTTACCATTAATAATTACAGTAAGAAGATTTTTATTATATTGATAAAATACACTCATTCTTTTTTAAGATTAAGTTTATATGTTAATAAAGGATTTTTAAGATTTTTAACATAATCTATTGATATAGGATCTTTTAGAAATTCAGTTAAATCTCTTATATGTTTAAAAATAGAAGAACCATTTTCTTTAAATTCTTCTATTGTGTTTTTTAATAATTTAAACTCATCTAAAATAGATTCATCTAAACTACTATAACTAAGCTTTAATCTTAAATCATATTTAGATTTTGAAATTAAATTTAGTTTATTTTGCATTATTTTAAAATAAGCAAATTTATCAGCTAAAAATTTAAGCATATTCCAATCTGAATAATTAAAATGGCTTAATACATATATTTCTGTTTCTCGTTTTATCAAACGTGGAATAAACTTATCTATAAATTCTACAAATGAAATTGCTCTTGGTAAAGAACAAAAGAAATCATAATTCTCTTGAGATACAAATACTAATTGATATTTATATTTTGAAGTGCTAAATTCATTATTAAAATCTATAGCTACTTTTTTATTAGCATAAGTTGAAACAATCCATCTTTGATTAATAGGAATAATACTTTTTATTTTATCTTCTACTAATTCATGAGAGTTTATTTTATTTCTATGAAGTCCATTATAAGAAATAGTAGCATAAGCTAAACTACCATCACTTTCTGTTTTAAGAGATGTTTTAGGATAATCATAAGAACTAGCTAATTTAAATGTACATATATAATAATTATATATTATTTTTAAATATACTTCTTGTTGACTATCTACTTTTTCAATAGATATTTTAGCATATATATTTCGTTCTAAATTTTTAATAAATTCTTCATAACTCAATATATTAATTAAACTACCATGATAATTAATAAAGTATTTTATTTGATATTCTTTTAATTCAATATCTTTAATTACTTTATAAGTATGATTTTTACCTTTTCTAAATACAGAATAAGTATAGTCTTTATAATTATTAATATTATTGATATTAGAACTAAAATATCTTGTTGTTAAACAAGGATATAAATTCAATTTATTAATAATATGATTTTTAATATAAAACTCATTACTATTATCTAAAGAATTATTTAAAAATGATTCTAAATAATCAGGTGTTAATGTAGGAATATAAGATTTTATTTCACTTAACAATAACAACAATTTATATTTAATAGCATTTATTGATTTATCATTAAATTGAACAGATTCTCTATTCCAAGTAACATCTAATTCACCAATATCGAATTTTAATCCTATAGGTATATTAAATAAATTTTCTAATAAGTTAGTTTCTTCATCATTTATCTTATTATTATGATTAAAATCATCTTTAATTATACTCATGTACAATTGTCTATCAATAGGATAAATAACTGGTCCATAAGCTAAATGTAATGTTTGTAAACCTACTTCTTTAGAATATAAAAATGTATTTGCTTCTTCAATTTTATATTCATTATTTAAACCTAAACCATTATAGTAAACATTATGAAAATAAATAAGTTGTTTTCTTATTTCATTAGTTACATCATGTGGTTCATGTTTCATAGGTACAATTACAGTAGTACCTGTAGGTTTATCTAGTACATCAATAGTATCTACTAAATCAATAGTAGGATCACTTGCTTTTTTAGTAATTACATAATGATATTCTTTATTATCATATACAGTAATTAAAGAAAAAGATGTATCTACATAACCTAACGGACTTTTGCTTCCTAATCCCCAGGCTCCGATTTGACCATTTGTATTTCTTTTAGTTGATTTAAAGAAATATTGAAATACACTACTCATTCTATCTGGAGATATACCAATACCTTTATCTTGAAAATGTAATTGGTTATCTTTATATGATATAATAATAGGTTCATCATATTTCTCATTTTCAACATTAGCATCCCATGCATTAGATGCTATTTCTCTAATAAAAGAGCCTAATGGATTACTATAATTAACAAATGCATGAAAAGCCATACCTATATCTTTAATATCAAACGCATAAGCATTTGATTCTATAGGTTTTGAAGATTCAATATCTAATTCTTCTACTTCAAATTTCATTGTGCAGACTTTAAATCCCAATAAAATACTGGAATAATTATTTTAAGTTCATTGTTTAAAGTTTGTGTTAAACCTACTTCCATAGCAAGTTTAGATGAAATAGTATAAGTATCTTTTTCAGTTACATAAACAATTTTATCACATACACTTATATATTCTGCTGGTATAGTCCAAGCATCATATTTTCTTAATCGAGAAGATTCTTTTTCTTTTTTATGAAGAACTTGATCTATTAAACTATAAGGTGATTTTATGGTATCCATTGTATAGCTTCTATATTGTTACTAAGTAAATAATCATTTGTTTTCCAAAAATGTCCATTTCCTTTAAACCCTTGTTCTATATAAGCAGGGGAGGGAGAAGAAGTTTTTAGTATTAAATGACGAGTTTGATCTATGTAGGATTCTAAAAACCAATTGTTTTCACCCCACAATAAAAATACAAGATTGTTCTTTTTATTTAATAATTGAACAACTTTAATAATTAATCTCTCCCATCCTCTGTCCTTATGAGATAGTGGAAGACCATTAGTTACAGTAAGTATTCTATTAAGTAATAATACACCTTGTTTTGCTAAATAAGATAAATCATGCGTATCATATAAAAAACATTCATAGTCATTTTCAATTTCTATTAAGATATTTCTTAATGTAGCAGGATATATTTCAAGTTCTTCTTTACAAGAATAAGCTAAACCATGTGATAAACCTTCTTTGTGATAGGGTTCTTCACCTAATAAAATTACTTTAACTTGATTATAAGGAGTAAGTTTAAATGCAGTAAATACTTCATTACGAGAAGGATATACTATATCTTTTTTACGTTGTTCAGTAATAAACTGCATTAAACTTTTTATATAATCTTTATCAAATTCATCATGTAATATACTATTCCAAGAAGAACCTACTAAAGAAGTTACATCCATGTATCTATTGGTAATATGTTGTATTCATTGAGATAATACTCATAAGGCATATCCCATTTATCTATATCAATGTGATTAGCTAAACGATTAAATAAACCATTATAAGTAATATATTCTCTACTTTTTATAGTAAAGTAATTATCATCTTGAGCAAAAGGTTCTAAACCATATATACCTATACATCTTTGTATCCATACTTTACTTACTGTAAAACAAGCATGACGTTGTTCTACTGTTGAATAAACAACAAAAGTAAATGTTTCAGCTTTACTTGCTTGTAAATAATGTACAGCTTGTACATAATATTTAAAGCCTATAAAGTATGACCAAAAGAATGTTGTAAGAGATTGATTAATGATTTTAAAATCAAAAATAGCATCATTTAATTGAATATCTAATTCAGCTTTAATCTTATATATACCTGTATTATGTTTAAAATCAGATAAATAAGGAACATGAAACTGAGATAAACTATCACATAGTATATCTTGAATCATATCATTAGAAGATTGAAAATATCTAATTATATTAAATATCTTTTCTTTTTCTTCTCTTGATATAATAGATTTACCTGATGATAGATTCATATAATATTGATCTCCACCATCTTTCATTAATGCATCTAATACAGTTTGTTTCTTCCAATTAGATTGATAGCCTATTTCTTGTGATATATCATATAATACATCATCTGATTCTTCTTGTCCTAAATTTACTCTATCAGCGTATGTTTTAAGAATCAATTGTACCTTATCACTAGGAACTCGATTTAAAACAATATTTTGATTGAAAAATTTGCTCATAGAAGCATCAATATCTTTTGTTAATAGTATTTCATCAACAAAAGAACCACGAATCATAGCTTTACTTTTGTTCTCATCATTGTATGTAAAACTATTGTATTCACTAGGATTTTTCTCAATTAATTTTAATCGTGATTGAGAAATACCTTCCAATAGTTGATAATTAAGTTGTGCCATTATAATAAAAATAAAATTCAAATTTACGTTCTTCCCATTTTTCTACAGGTGAGATAAATGGTGCATTTCCTGGTTGTTTTACAAATTGATAAGTATCATTTTGTAATTTATGTTCATCTACTAATGTATCTTCAAAGTATTTATAATAAAAGAATAAATTTGAAGGATCCCATTCACCACTAAGTACAGTAGATAATTTCCAAAATACTCGTAATTGTTTTGAAGGATCAAATACAGGTAAATCTTTAATAAATGGTTTATAAAAGTTTTTTAGAGTATGAACCATTTTACTTCTTACACCAGGATGCATACCTGACATAAAATCGTTACCAGACATTGTTGCATATCGAGGTTTACCAACACTAAGTTTATTTTTTATAATAGGAGTACCATGATTATCACATAAAATAAGCTTACTATTCTTTTTTGTTCCTTTGTTAATAAAGGAATACTCTTTAGAATGTACTTTAGCTAATAAATATTTAGGTAAACTATCTCTATTTTCTTTAGTGTAGTAAGTAGCTCTTCTAGCTTTTGATAATAATATTTGTGTTGGAAACTCAGGAATAATGAGTTTACATATAGGTTCTAAATTAGTAATTTGAAAATGATTAAGGTAATCATCTTGTGTTATTGTTTGAATCATTAGTTAATAATTTTTGTATATACTCTAAAGTAGATTGATAATTAGTTAATTTAACTTGATCACTTATATCTTTATGAAGCATAAATCGTTGTTCTAAATTAAATTCAGAACAAATAGCATTAGAAAATAATATTCCTTTTTCATCATTATCATAGATAACAACAATTTGTTTAAATCGTTGTTTTAATTCATCTATAATAGATTGATAAAAATGAAAGTTTTCACTTTGACCTGCTATAGCATGATAATTCATACGATGTAATACCATTACATCTTTAAGAGATTTTGTTAAAATTAATAAATCACCTTCTTTAGGTATTTGAATCCAACCTGCTATTCTATTTGTATTACATATAAATCGAATAGTGTCTTTTTTACGTTTATAAAAATAAATTTTCCATCGTTCATTACCATATTCATCTGTACCAAAATAATATCCTATCATAGGATCACTACTATTATACACATGAAATAGTTTACTATTAAGAAATAAATACTTAATTGAAAATACGTTATAAAAATCACATTGTTTGCGTGTAATTCCAAACTGTTTTAAATAAGTAATATCTGTTGTAGTAAATTCTTGTTTACTAACACCAATTATTGATTTATTTGATTTAGTTATTTCTGTAACTATTTGTTTTGTTTCAACATAATTAACAGATAACTTAAAATCATCATGTATTTGATACATAGCATCATTATAAGAAATATTAAATTTCTTAGCTACATAACCTATAGCATTATATGCTTCTTTTAAAGCATAATCATATATTAATAATGTGTTATCAGAATGTACAAGAAATTTACAACTTGGATGAGCATCTTTTCTTACAGTAGATGAAAATTGTTTAGTAGTATAAGGTTGACCATAATGCTCAAATATTGCTTTTTGATCAATATGTTGAAATAGTGTTTCTCTATTTAATAATGGTCTTGATTTAATCATAAAATAAAAAGAGTATAGATAGCAATACTACTATCTATACTTTATAATTATTAATTAAAACCCTGCTTGTTCTTCAGAAAAACTATTGGTTTTAGGTGTTGTTTCTTCTGCTGTTCCTAACGAACTAGTAATCAATTGATTAATAATTTCATCAGGTATTTTAGCAAAAACAAAGTCTGTAGGGTAAAGAATAGTCATAGACTTACCTTTAGAACTCATATATTTTTGTTGAGCAGCAAAATGTTTAATCCAATTGTTTAATCCAGTATTAGATTTACGTTGAAAATAACCATTGTATAGGTTTTGATATACATTACCTTTACTTGCTGAAACAACAAACAAAGCTCTTAATTCATTTTTAGAATTAGGATCTTTAAATATAGATTTGAAATCTACAAAATCACCTTCAAATTCTTTTTTATAATTATCAGGTCTACAAGCATCACCAGGTTTAACATTAAACCAAGTTTTTAAGAAGTTTACTAATGCTTCTTCACCAATATATGCTGGTCTAGCAGTATCTACTTTAAAACCATATTGAATAGATGTTTCACTAACAGATTGTAAATCTACAGCCCAAGCAGTATTACCTGCTAAATCTATATATTGACGTTTACCAGTAGTAGATTCAAACTCTTGATTTCTTACATCAAAAGAAACAAATGATTTAAGAACTTCGTTTTTTAAGTTTTTATAAGTAACCCAAAAACGAAATGTAGCTACTGTAATATTTTCTTTGAGTTTAATATACTCTGGCTCTTTTTCGGAATTTACACCTAATTTTTGTAATTCTTTTTTTGTAGGATTGAAAGCAATAGGAGTTATATCTCTTAACCCCCAAAACTGTTCTATTTGTTGTACTACTACTTCTTCTTGATTATTACTTTGAATAAAAGACATATAAATATTTATTAAATGTTATTAAAAATAGAGTAGTAACATAGTATTACTACTCTTAAAATTAGATTAATCTGCTAATTCTTCAGTTACTTCAGGAGCTTCTTCTTCACTCAAGTCATTCTCATATAGATCTTCACCAGAAGCAATAACTTTTACAACAACGACACCGTCTTTATTGTAAACTTCTTCTAATTTCATTTCTACTGTTTTAATGTTAGCATCATCTAAGAATTTACGAAATTCTGATGAAGTAAAGATACGACCTTCACCTTTTAACATAACAGATTTATCATTAGCTTGAATAATCAAGAAAATTTCATCTTTGTTAACAGGGTTATAACTCAATGTTAATCCGTTTTCTTTCAAGTTATATTTTTCTTGAGTAACAGGAGATACATTAAAACGTTGTGTTTTATTAGAGTACATTAAGTCGTAATTATAAACTACTTTACGAGTGTTAGCTCTGGAAACAGTAACTAAGGAAGCAATGTCAAATGCCATAATTGTAATAATTAAATTAAATGATTGTTTTGTTTGAATTGATATGATTTGTACTATACTATATCAATGATAAATTAAATGATAAATTTATTCTTTAGAAGGAAGATCAGGTGTATCTAAACCTTTATCATAAGCAGAGATACATTTGAGTACATAATCTAAATCATTAGGAATTAGCTTATCTGGAAACATTCCTTCTGGAGATTTACATACTTTTGAACCATCAGTAATAGTTCTAAAATAGAATGAAGGAGTACCGCTACCAAATACTATTTCAGTATGAAGCATTACAGTAAACAAACCTGCTACTTTAATGTGACCATCTAATATTTTACCAATAGTTTTCATATCAGATTTACCATCATCTTTAATCTCATTATGAGCTAAAAATACAATAGTTAAATCTGAACGTAGTGGAGCAATAAATTTAGGACCAGTAAGATCATAAATATGTTTAGCCATTTCATTGAATTTAGTAAATCCAATTTCTTTAGCTCTCTCCACAAACTCATCTACTAGCGTATATTGGAAGTCATCTACTATAATAGTTTTGATTTCTGGTCTTTTATTAGAAATATTTGTAATAGATACAGCTATTTCTGAATGATCCATTGTAAACTTATAATTCTTATTTTCAATACTAAATTTATTAACCCAACCTCTAAAAGGAAGTGCTTTATTAGCAACATTAATAAGAACTGTTTCTTTTGGATCAAGATTAATTAAAGAACGTGATTTACCAGAACCACTTTCTCCAATAATTAATATACTTTTAGCCATTTATTGATTGTAAGTATTGTTTATACTCCATCATAGAATTATGTTGAAGTAAATGTTTGAAGGGAATCCAAGTTACTTCACCATCTCTGTTTTTAAGTATATGAACAGCTAAGAGACTTTTTAATTCTCTATCCCAATCCAAATACTTCTTCACATTAGGGTATAACTCAGGTCTTTGAAGAATAATAATAACATTTGCAAACTGTGCTAATGCATCACTACCAAATAAATCACTTGCTAAAGGATAAGGATTTGTTTGACGAATCATGTCTTCAATATTACGATTTAACTGAGATAATAAGATAGCACTTATTCTATCAGATACTGTAAGTTCTTGAAATGTAGCAGCAAGCTTAGTTATTTTTTGTTCTTCTGTTTTTTCGTTACTCGATGTTATTAAACGAGTATGATCAAATAAATTTATAATGTGTATATCAGGATATTTCTGACGTAACTCTTTATTTACAATTTTAATTCGTTCAGGAGTAACATTTTTATTAAAAAAATAAAATGGATATTCTGTAACATACGATTTCATCTGTTTAATAATATTGAAATCTGTTTCATCTAATATTTCTTTTGCTGAATTAATTTCACCAACAGTTTTACCTGTTTTAGAAGATATAAAACGAGTTACTTGTTGAGTATTTCTCATTTCTAAATTCCAAAACAAAATAATAAATTTAGATAAATCATTATAATCACAAATATTAAATAACAGCGCAGAAGAAAAAGCACTTTTACCAACCGAAGGTCGACCACCAATGATATATTGAGTAGATTCTTGTATTCCACCACCTAATGTTTCATCAAATGTAAACCATTCAGTTTTTAATGGTTTAATTAAACCATCTTTACGCTTCTCTATTTCTACTATTGTATTATCATACGATGTAGTAATATGTTCAAAACCATAATTGTTAAGAACTTCTTCGTAAGAAATTTGGTGTTTCTGATCCATTATATTCCTCTGCTAATTTTTGATGTTCTTTCCAAATTTCACTAGTTAAATATTTTTGAATATTCATATTTATTTGATTGTTTTGAACAGCCCAATTAAGAGCTATCATCATTCTATCAAATACTAGTTTAGTAAGAATTTTTTTATTGAACAATGTTTGTAACTCTTCTTTATCAACCATTTTAAGATTAATCTTAGGAAGATGTGGACCACTAAAATTAGTTATCCAGGTAGGATACAATTCATAAAATTGTTCAAATTCAGTTAATGTAGCAAATAAGGAATCTATATATTTAATTGTAATTTTATAGGTATCAGGTATATATTGTTTAGGTATAGTAGGGTTTAATACTTCTATAAAACCTGTTTTTTCTAAATAATCTAAATCTGATTTATTCCATATAACTTTATTTTGTTTTTTCCAATGTTCTATCATCTTATACATATTTGCAATAGGATGATTCTCATTAGATTTTTTATGATACAATCTCTTACCTGAAGGAAGAGTATCATAAGCATCTGAATACAATAAAAAACACAACAAAAACTGATTAGGTGTAATATTGTGTTTCATTAAGTATTGACAGTATTCATCTATATCAATAATCATGTTGTCTATAATTGAGTTCATACGTTATATAATCTCAGATACAGATGTTACATCAACAACATTAGGAATATTTTCAAGACGTTGAGTCAACCATTTCTTTTCTTGTGATTTGAAATCATTAGCTTCATCTTGAACATACAATTGAATATTTCTTGCTATTTTATTTTCAACATATCTGATCCCTCTCCCTCTCCTTTGAACATCTTGCAATGCTTTAGAAGTACCTGCTACTATAATAGTATTTTCTATATCAGGTATATCTGCTCCAACATCTAACATCATAGCTGTAGATAATTTTAAAATCTTACCTGACATAAATTCTGTCATTACAGATTCTCTTTGTTTATCTCCAGATACTTTATAATATAATTTGGAGTCTATTTTAGATTGGGGGATACCATGCACATAATACATAGTTTTTTTATTTACTTTTACTGATTCACCAACTTTAAGATGAGTTTTTTTATCCAGTATTATAGTAGATATGTTTGTATGATAAGATTTACAAGAAAAAGTATCTTGTGCTATACGATCTGCTGATTCACTTGTTTGAGAAAAGAATATTGTTTTAGAATCAAGAAATTTCTTATCTAATTCTTTTATTATCTCAAATTTATTTTCAGCATTGTATAATACATTTTTTCTTTCTTTAACCGCTTTAGTACCATTCAAAGCAGTAATAAATACAACTTTAGGGTCTTTATTAATAGATGTTGCATATGCTTTAGCCAAATTATGATTTAAACATTTCATCATCATATCAAAATTATAACCAAAAAAAGCCATTGAATTATTAAAACTTGATGTGAATTTACGATAGACTTCTTTTTCTTTTTTAGTTAGTTCTACAGGAAGTGTATAAATAGTAAAATTATTTACCCATTTATTTGTTAAACATTCTTGTATAGTAACTGTCTCAAAAACAGGACATCTATCTTGAATAATACGAAAACGATCATCTTCAAAATCTAAGGTTGCTGTTAAACCTAGTATTTTATTATATATAACGCAATCATATACTTTTTTAAATTCAGTAGCTACATATTTATGTATCTCATCTAAAATAAGTAATGTTGCTGATAACTTTTGATGAGTTGTTTCTATCAAAAGCGAGTTAATTATAATAACTCTAACATGATCTTCCAAACCATGTTCTGCTATTTTTTGATTCCATTGTTCTTCTAAATAGACAGTAGGAACAATCACAATAGTATTTTTATAAGTAGGATTAGTTTTAACATTACGTCTAATAGCTAGAATACCTGTTACAGTTTTTCCAAAGCCAGTTGATGCAAGTAAAGTATTTTTACTACCTAATTCTTCCCATTGATGAATTATTCCTATTTGTCTTTTTAAACGAGTAGGTTCAAAATTGATTTGTTCTAATGGTATCATTTAAAACAATGTTAATTGAGAAGGTTCTATATTCTCTATAATTTTATTACATTCTTTATGATAAAAATTATAATTGAGATTATATGGACCATCTATATATTTATTAAATAGAGTTTGATTTACTCCAATATTAACAAACTCAGATTTATTAGTTTCATATCGTTTTATTAAAGTACCTGTGTGATTAGATATATAATAACGTATATTTTTTTGAGTAGGTTTAATAGCAAGCTTATTGTTTTCTAATACATGATATTCATATTTAGTTTCACCTTTAGCTTTTATTTTTAAACAAAAATCAAAAATAGATGTAGTTTCTTCTACACCACTTATAGATACTATTTTATTTAATTGAACAGTTTCTTTAATAGGGATTCCATGATAAAAGTATTGTTCTAAAGCTATAGGAACAATTCTCATAGAATTATCTTTATGTAAATCTTTATCTATTTCAAATAAACCTTTACGTTTAATTTTACCTTTAGTATTTATACAAGAATAGTTATTTACATTAGCTATAATCATTTTATCGTATTCATCATACTCTAATTTTAATTTAGTTAAAGTTTCCCATTCTTTACATATGTTTAATACAGTAAGATAATCACTACGTTTAATTCTTATCTCTAATCCATCCGTATTTATTAATAGTACTTGACCTAAAGACATTAATTTCTCAAATAACATTAACAGTAATAATTGACCATTAATTGTTGTTTTAAGCATATATTGAATGTCTCTTAAAGGTGAGTATTTATCACCAGTCTTACCGTAAAGTGAATTAATACTTAATTTTAATCCAGTATTTTCATCTGAACCTTTAGGATAAGATATTCTATCTTGAAATAATTGATCTAATACTGTACAAAATGATTTACCAAATTGTGCAGGATAAAATTCATTCTTAATAGCTAAATTTGGATAATAACTCTGGACATCGATCGATAATATAATATGTTCTTTATCAGATTCATATATACCTTGTTTAGTAGCACCATGAATACCACCTATACCTAATTTAAACTTAATTCCTTTTAATAGTTTTTCTTCTTCAAAAGAAGGTTCTTCACCATTAAATTGTGTATTAATTATTTTTTCTTTAATAGAATTAAGTATAGGATTAGTAAATGAAACATAATCAAATACAATATCTTTACCAGGAATAGTAATATAAGTTGATTTTTTATATCTAAGAGATGTAACAGTAGTATTCATTTCTTTAGCTAAATAAGAAAGAATAATCTCTTCACCCATCTTAGAATCAGAATAATTCATTAATGATAAATCGTATTTTCTACCTAATACATCTCTCATTTTTATCTTGTCTTTAGATAATTCATAAAAGTGTTTAGTAACTAATACATCATTAAAGTTATATTCTTTAATCTGTTCTATCTCATCCATGGTACGAACATAATGATTATGTTCAAACGGCATTTCAATTACGTTAGACCATTTCAAATTAATAGATAAGGATTTTAACGAAGTTGATTTTGCAGGATTGTCAAAATGTGAAATCCTATATACATCACATTGTGGTTTCCATGATTTATCATACTTTATCCATCTCTCTCCTATCAATCGTTGTGCTTCTAAGTAAATAAAAGTCAACATTTTAGATACATTTAATTCTAACTCATATTTATCATAATTTATTTTATTATCATATTGACGAATCATTTCTATCATTAAACGTTCTGCATACTTTGTTAAAGGAGCATCAAAACTTACATTATTATAACCAACCATTTTAGTTATTTTAGATAAGTGTTCAACAAACTCCTTCATTTGAACAATAGGATTCTCATGTATAGTAGAAACACATAAAAAATGTATTTCATCACTATGTTTAGGAGAATAAGATAGAGAAAATAAATTAGGGAATACTTCTACATCATATATTACAATCATAATATATATTTATTAATCATTTGTGTACACAATGAATCAACTCTATTATTATATACATTATCATCGTGTCCTTTAATCCATTGAAAATCAACATAACTATACTTAATTCTTAATTTTTCAATTAATAAATCTAAGCTAATCCATAAGTCTTTATTAAGAACATCTGTTTTAGAAGTTGTTTTCCAATTATTTTTCTTCCAATTGTGTATCCATTGTGTAATACCTTTTTGAACATATTGTGAATCACAGATAATTGTTAGATAATTATCTGGATATTTTAAAGCATATTCAGCAGCTAAAATAACTGCTGATAATTCCATACGATTATTAGTCGTATCTCTTTTATAAAATGCTTTTTCAAATACAATATCATCTTCGTTTACTACAACAATAGCACAAGCACCTAATCCTGGATTAGGTTTGCATCCACCATCAGTATATATTTTCATTAACTTGAATTAATGCTTGTTGATGTTTTAATGCTTCAAGTTCTAATTCTAATCTTTCTATTTCTTCAGTATTATTAGAAACATAAGGTGCTAAACCTTTAATTAATAATGAGTAATACTCATTAGTTTCAACGTCATCTACTTTATTAGAATAACATCTAAAAGTAATACCATAATTAATAGAATTATCTTGATTAGATAAGGATGGACAATCAGCTTCATACATTCCTATATAGTAATCAATATTAGCTATCCATAACATTAATTCATAATCTAATTTTGTTAATTTTATTTTTAATGAATAAGCACTTTTATTTATTACTTCAAATAATCCTTTAGATATATCTAGTATAACTCTAATAGTTATTTTTTCTAATTGATGTTTAATAATTTTTTTTCTTCCATTATATAATTTATTTAATTGTTGCTTTTTTTGTTCTAATATGTTTTCAGAAATAATTTTTAAACTATCCCAAAACAATTGTTCACAATAATCATCTGCTAATTTATTAGCAATTATCTTTATATCATCAGATGTTAATAAATCAACATCTTCTTCAGCCATAAAATGTCTTAAATCATCTTTACATACACTTATTATTTCAAACGGTAATTCAGATGTTTCACGTTCTTGTTCATTCATTATAGTATTCTTTCTTTAATTAAGATTTCTTTTACTTGTACAATCAAATCATCAATTGTACTAGAATTATCTATGTAATAATCAAATACTTCATTATCAAGACTTTTTTCAGATTCATGTTCATGAGTTTCTCTATACGCTTTTTCATAAGAAGTTTCATTTAAAAGAGGTCTATTAACTCTAATAGTAATACCCATTTTAGATTTAACAGCTCTTAATTCATTAAAAAAACGAGTATCTGTAATAATCCAATTAGGATACTTATGATATTTTAATAAATTAACATTATCATCACTAGATAATTTTTCACAATAAGGTTTATATTCACTCATTAAAGCATTTACCCAAGTATTTGGATGAATAACATCTCTAATAGCATCTGTACCTAATCTTTGAAGAAATAAACGTATTGTTAATGTATTAGATTCATTTTGCCATTCTCTAGGTAATAATTGATTCTTAATATATTCTAATTCAAACTGTTCAACAGGTATTCCTAATAAAATAGAAGCTATTTCTTTAAGTTTACCTGCGAACTTTTTGATTTTCCAAGATGATGATTTAGAATGTTCACTTTTTAAGTAATCATTAAAATCATATTCGTTGTCTTTAATCTTTTTAGAAAGTCCTATTTCTTTCTTTTTAATTAAATATTGTATTATAGATCCTACGGTATCTTTACCAGAACTTGCTTTACCATGTATCGCTAGTATCATATCTTTTTTTCAATTTATTCATTCAAATTATCTATTTCATTATTTAAATCTTTTATATCTGATTTTAATTCTTCAATTATTTCTTCGAGATTAGAAAGTTGCTCATCTGCAACTTCACGCATACGTTCATTAGTATTTCTAACTTCTTCAAATATATATTCACATTCATCATATATAGATTTAACATATTTATCAATAAAATCAACTTTCATATCTCCTTTAAATAAAGGAGATGATTCATCAAGCATTTTATCAAATTTATCTTTGATAATCTCTTTAAAATCAGTAATGTTTTTATCTATTGTAGAACAAGTATAATTAAATTTTAATCTCATATCATTAATCGTTTTTTAGTTGCTAAGAAATAAGAACTAGCTTCAATACCACCATAAGATTGATTCATTAATTCAACAAATTGTTCAATAGTATATTCTTGAATTATATTATGATATTTAATGAATAATGCTTTATTGATAACTAATTCATCGTCTTCTAATACATCTAGATGTAATACATATACATACCTATATTTTTTAGGTTTCTTTAATTGTTTATCTATCATATTTTTCAAATAACTTTTTAATTTCAGTTTTTTGTTGTTGATGCCATTTAGAATATTCCATATATGCTTTATACATTTCACGTCTGGATTCTTTTAATTTTAAGATATTACCATGATACCAAGTACCATTAAAATCTTTATATATGTATTCTGCATCTTCTATTAAGAACAATACTTGACTATGTAATAATGTATCACTTTCTTTTTGTGTAAATACAAATTGATGAAATATAAAATTATGATGTTCTTCAATAAATAAATGAAAATCAGGAACATCATTTTCCCAATCAATTATATAATGATCAGGTTCTGTTTTACTAAGTTGTTGTTTTTTCATAATATTATTTTATTATTTTTAAAGTGTAACTTTAAACATTTGGGATGTAATTGTTTAATCATAAATGTTACACATTAGTTTCTTATATTAACAAGTTAGCGGTCATTGCTTTTCAACATTTTTCAATTTAATTAATTCTTCATTCATTTTTTCTTCTATTATTTCAAATTTATTTTTCATAATTCCTCATCGACTATTTCAAAGCTGTCAATTTCTTTATTTAATAATTGAGCAATTTGCGCTTTCGTTAATTGCTCTGGAAGTGGTTTGCAGTATTCCCATGAGGAAAAAATTGTGTAATCCTTTAATCTTTTTTCTGAATCTACTCCATAAAAACTTACAAACTTATCA